ACCGTGTAACCTACTTTGTCGCCATAAGCACCGCCTACTTGCGTCGTTTCGCCTCCGTTTACTTCGCACCCTTGTTCTAGTCCTGCGATAAACGCCTCACCATTTCGGGTATGAATTACAACGTGCGGACGACCATACGCCAACAAACGAATCTCTTTTTGGTCTGCAGCCGTCAAGCCTTTAAGCGAAATGCTAAGGTTCTGCTCAAAGAACGTAGTACCGTTTTCGCGTGAACTATTGATTGTTTCGCTGTAGGTGTTTTCGTCCGACTTTAGTTCGTACTTGTACGCGGTAACGCCCGTACCTAAGTCGTCGATAACGTCCGTATCGCCCGTATCATAGGCGACCGTTCCAAGTCCGTCGTAGTTAATAAAATAGACCGCTTCGATTCCTCCGATAGAATCTTTACACGGTTCTAGTCTTCCAAGTGTTAAATCACACGCCATTATTTTCTTGTTTTATTAAAAAAAAGGCGGGCAAGCATAAGCAAACCCGCCCCTTTTAGGTTTCTATTATTTAGTTCTTAGCTATAAAGAACAATATCGCTTCCGATTCCGTACTGTACGGCTGCGGTGTATCGCATAATCACACGAACGTTTTGTGAACCGTCCAACTCTGCCATATCCAACAACTTCACTTCGTTGTGGTCTGAAAGCAATCCCGTACCGAAGTACAAGTTAGACTTACGAGCCGCTACCATTTTGTTAGCTGCCAATCCGTCTGCTACGAACAAGTTGATACCGTCGAAAGAAAGTCCGATGTTACCAACTCCGCGTCCTGCAAACCATTGTGTTCCTTGTCCGTTAGTACCGTTAGCACCAAGTCCTGAAGTTCCAAATCCACCAAGTGCGCGAACGTAAGCGCGTGCTACGTTTTGTGGTACGTAGATGTTCAAGTCTTCTTTACCGTAGATTTCGTTTGGAATAGCGTCAGCTACACGACCTAACTGCTCGATAACGTTAGAAGCCGTTACCGTCGTAGAAGATACGTCTACTACTGCGGTATCACCTGAAAGCAATTCCAAGAATCCAGCGAACTGACCCGCTAAGGCGTTAGACCCTTGCCAAATGTTAAGTTCGTTACGTTCTGCTACTTGCTCCAAAACGTGAGCAATCAAGAAGTCGCTAAAGGTAGGTGGCAAGTTGTCATAAACAGACATTCCCATTTCTACCGCTTCCCAATCGCTACGGAAGTCCTTCTTACACAATTCAAGGTTTACTTGAAATTCTTCGGGCTCAAGAATGCGCTCTGCAAGCGTCAATGTAGAAGTATCTGCAAAGTCGCACGTTGCGTCTTTAGCGATTGCATCAGTACTTACGGTCTTAATGACCTCTTTGTGCTTGATGTTAGGTTTCATTGTAATACCTTCTTGGTCAATCGTAGGCGATGACTTGAAGGCTGCTGCGATGTATTCGCCAGCGAACTGACCTGCGTAGGTCGTGGTAATGTTAGTTGTAGTAGCCATTTGTCTTAGTTATATTTTTAGTTATTTACTACCGATTCTGCTTAGTTGTGATAAAACACGGTCTTTCGTTGTTACGCCTACACCAGCGGCGCGTTCCCACTTAGCTACGGGCTTTTCCGTAGTCGTAGGGGCTGCTTTAGTAGCTTTTTCGCTAGGTGTAGCCGATAACTCAGCTTTAACCGCTTCTAGTTCTTTGTTTTTCTTAGACAATTCTTCTTTATGCGTTTCTTTAAGAGAAGCAATCTCTGCTTTCAATTCGTCAATCGCACTAAAGAAAGTTTCGCGGCTTACGCTTTCGGTTTCCACAACTTTCTTAGGTTCTTTTGATTCTTCCGACATTTCTTGTTCTTCTTCGGCTTCTGTTTCTTCTTCCATTGCTGGTTCTCCGATAGAAGCAATAACGCCGTTTTGGTCTACCGTAAACATATTGCCTTCGTCGGTCTTGTACGACCCTTCTGTAAGCGGTACGCGCTCACCTTCTTCGCTAACCGCAAAGACGGCTTCACCTACCGCAAATTCTTCGGCTTCAATCTTTACGCCTTCAATCATTGCTTCGGCTAGTTCTACTGCCGTTTCCTTAACCTCAGCTTCTACCGCTTCGGGCTTTGCCTCTTCGGTTTCTTGCTTTAGGTCGTTTAGGAAAGCAACGATTTTATTAATTTTGCTATTTGCCATTATAGATATTGTTTATACTTTTCCCTTCAATATAAATAAGAAGGTTATAGTGGTTTGTATTATTTTAGTTATCTCCGTATATGCTACCTATGCCTTGCGCCCGTAGTGAACCGTCGCAACATTTACGGCTATAGGTATTTGTCTTCCAACACAAGCAACCACGCCTTCCGCCTTTTGGCGACGTTCTGCTTGGCGTATCCTTATCGTTGTTTTGTCTCATTTAGTAAGTTTATTTACTTGCTATCTTCAATTTCGCCTAACTCTCTTAGCTTGTTTCTAGACCAACCTAAAGCCGAAAGACCGCCCCAAGCATCGTACATCAACTTAGCGCATCCATCACCGTAGCCTTTTGCCTTTCTAGCATTTGCTTCGTGGCGGCTTAAAAAAGAATACATACGTTTAATTGTTTCAACGGTAATAGCTTCGCCTTTGGCTAATTGATTAGCGCGTTGTTTTCCAACGGGAGTTCCACAAGAACCCCAGCCGTTGTTTTCAGCGTATTTTAAGGCTTTGCGCGCGTTGCTTTTTACACTATCGGGATAATCTGCGTAAGATTCTAATTGCTCTTTAGAAAGTAAAGAAATAAGTAGGTCTAATACATCTTCTTCGCTTGGCTCTTTAGGCTTCGACATTTCGACTTTCTCAGCAAAATACCCTTCGATGCTAAAGCCTTTAACCTCGCCCGTTTTAATGTAGTTTTGCCAAACTTCGTCGTTCTCTACCTTTACGCTGCCCATCCACGTTCCTACGGGCATTTTCATATCGTACAACGCGCTTTTATCTTTTGCGCTGTCTTCTACAATCCAGCTTTCGGCTAAGTACAATCCTTCAAGCGGTATAGCGTGTTCTAAAGTGCTACGCGATTGCTTGGCTTTTTTTAAGAATAGTTCTGACGCTCTACGCACCGTTTGCTTGCTAAAGAAGATTTGATATTCTTCTTCTGTTTCTTCGTTGAAGCGTACAATAGGCTTTTCGGGAATTAACAAAGCACCCATTAAGATGCGCTTTTCTTCGTCTACCGTCTTTAGTTCGTAGCGTGCTTCTTTTGAAAGTGCGACGAAATTCTCCTCAATCGCTGGTGAACGTACAATAGAGATTGCGTCGATACCACCTTCTTCTTCAAATTCGTTAATTACGAGCTCTATTAAATCCATTTAGTTTATGTTTAGCCGAAAGATGCTTGACCTACTATCTTCCGCTTAAGTTGGTTTCCGTTATCTATGCTTTGTTGTGTTACGTATGCTTGTACGGGTGTATTGTTTTGCCCTTGTATTGCGTCTGTAATTTGATTTCCTACGCCTTGAAGCGTGTTAAAAGATATGTTAGGTTGTGCGGGCGTTACACCTGACGGTACACTACCGCCCCCACCGTAACCGCCACCGCCAAAAGGCGAAGACGGTACATCCGTTTGTAATATTCTACGCACGTTAGCTAAACCTGCCGCGATAATACCAGCACCCGCAATACCTCCAAAGATTCCCGTCTGCTTAAATGCCACGGTAGCACCTGCGTAAGTGTCGATAATTGCTTGGGCTACCGCTAATGCTTTGCCGAAAGCCGTGCCCTCCCCCGCTAATTGTGCCGCCTGACCAATAGCCGTCATAACCGTAGCCATCTTAGCCTCTGCTACTTCGCGCTCTATCTTAATTTGAGCGTTAGCGTTTTCTTGCTGAAAAGCTAAAAGTTCGTTGTTAGCGTCCACCCAGTATTGTGTGCCCTCTGCGTAGCTATTGCGCTTATTGCGTAATATCTCGGCTTGGATTTCACCCTCTTCAATAGCTATTTGTCGCATCATTTCTAGACGCGCAAGTTCGCTATCTAACATCTCAGCATCAAATTCCTTTTGCGCTAAAGACCGTTCTTGTGTAGCTTCGGTTTCGGAGTTTTGCAACTCGATTGCTTCACGCCGTAAGGCGTTTTGGTTAGATAACTGCTCAGACCTAAAGCCCTCCACTTGTGCTAATATCGCTTCACGTTCGTTTTGCGCCTCTAATAATGCTATGTAGTTCTCTACGTTGCTGTTCCTATCGTATTCAGCTTGTGCCGCTGCTATAACCGCGTCCGCGTTAGCCAACATTGCCTTTTCTTGCATTTCGAGAACCTTGCCAAGTTCTTCGTTTGCCTTAACGCGCTCCGCTAAAGTATTTAAATCGTCGTCGCGTACCTGACGCAATTTTTCGGCTTGCCTATCGTACTGCTCGATAAGACCCCTATTGATTGCTTCTGCTATACGTGCGCTTTTGTTTAGTTCTGTTATAGATTCTGCTGCCTCAATAGTAGACTTGGTGTATTCTACGATTCCTTTAGTTAACTTCTTTACGCCATTTGTCAACACCTCCACACCGCCATCTTCTACACCTACATAAGCGTCTACCAATTCCCTTGCGCCCTCTTTAGCTAATTCTATGGCTTCTTTCCACTTACCAGAGAACAAGGCTTTAATAGCACCACCAAACGCTTCTATAGCGTTTAGCACTTGCTTAAATGCGTTAACGAAGTAGCCTTGCAGGATTGCACCGAACTGTTTTACCTTTCCCATAGGGTCGCTAAACAATTCCTTAAAGTATTCAGCTACCGTTCCTACGTTGTCGTTTATGAAGTTAAAGAAGTCATTAAACGCAAGGCTAAGAACGTTGAAGCTAGTATTAAAGAAGTCAAGTACGCGCTGATTCTCGCTAAAGATTTCTTTAAGTAAGTTAAATGCTTCAAGCACCAATCCAACGCCTAACGCTTTTAACGCTAAACCAACACCGCGAAACGCGGTACGCAAACCCTTAGCCGCTTTACCTAAAATGCCCAGCTGTTTGGTTTGCGCTTTAGCTTGTACGTTAGATTCTTTCTGCTTCTCTACAAGTTCTTCCATTTGGTCGTTAAGACCGTCAATGGACTTTATCGCGTCGTCTAACTTAGCCTCTATCTCTATCGTTTTGCGAACTGCCACTTAAATTCTCTTTTAATTTTCTTCCAAACCTTGCGCCAAGTGTACGGGTACTCGTGTTTCCCTTTGGCTATCTCTACCTCCTTAGAAATAACGTAGTAGTCGTCTTCTTGTAGAAGTTCAATTATTGTTCCTAGTAGTTTCATTGTCCTTTAGCGTAGTGTAAATTATAGTGTACATACGTGCTACTCGTAAAATTGTCGGACTTTAGGTATATGCCCGTAGAATAATTAGAATTAAATAGCCAAATACCCGTTACCGTTTTACTCGTTGAAGGGAAAGTAACCCCTATGTAGATGCAATTATATACACCATCGTCTGCGCCACCGCTTGTTCCCGTTACCGTAGCTGTCCCTAAATTTATACCGCTTAGATAAGTGTCGTTCAGTCCTAGGTATTCTCTTTGGTCTGCTGTTAGTGTTAAACAAAATTGCTCTAAGTTTCCACTACCCGACATACCCGTTCTAGTAAAGTTTAACGCCCGAGCGCGAAGTTCGGTAAACGCCCCTTCAGAATAATACACCATAGTTTCGGATGTTGCCGTAATAGTTCCCGTGTCGCCCGTGTCGAAAGCAGGGGTGT